GTACACTGCTTAATGAAACGCATAAATTCAAGCGCCCCCCGTTTCTTGGGTTCTGTTTCCGTAGCGCCCCTGATTCTGCAAACGGATACGGCATTGCATATTGGCTTACGGACTTTCAACGTGTCTGCCAAGGCGTTGTGAACGCCTATTTGGACGACATGAACCTGAATTTGATGGGAACATACACCGCACCAGCCGGTTCAAACAACACCGCGCAGGCTCAGTGGATTTTTCCCGGCAAAGTTTTCAAAAATGACGCTCAGGGTAAGATTGAACCGATGGCGCGCAATGCGGTTGACGCCGCAGAACCGCTGTCTGTCATCGCTCAAATGAAATCATGGGCTGCATCAATATCCGGCGCTGGCCCGGGCACTTTGGGTGCGAATCCGGGTGCCGCGGGTGACATGCGGACGCCTGCAGGTGTCGAAGCGATCTCTGGTGGTGAGTCAGTCAAGCTTCAAGACCACGTGGACGTGATTTCGGAACAAGTATTCGTTCCTTTCAAGTATTCGTTCCTTTCCTCGAATTTTGCGTCGAGATGAACCAAAAACTGAAACCATCGCAAATTCGCGCAATGTTGTCACAAGAACTCGGGGATGCATTCAAACAAACACCATTGGACGTGCTCAATGGCTCGTATCGCGTCGATATTTCGGCAGGAACACGTCTTGCGGCGCGCAATGCGCTCGCTCACTCTATCGGAGTGCTCACAACCTTCCTCCAGTCGCCGGGCACTGTCGAAAATCTCGCTGTACAGGCAATGAAGATCGACTACAACGGAATGTTCTCGTCTCTGTTCGATACCTACGGCTCTCCGTACAAGGAAAAGATCATCGTGCCCATGGACGACTCAGACAAACAGCGGATGATGATGCAAACACAGGCCGCAGCGATGGCGGGCAAGATCGGAGTCGTTAAGACTCAAGGCGAAGTGAAAAAAGACGTGGACAACAACCAAGCCGAGAATCGCATGCTGATCGAAACCGGGAAACACACTTTGAAGGAGCAAGGCAAGACCACGGACCAAGCGAACGATTTGGAACTGCAGCAGAAAGCCGGTGGCACTGCTGCGGCTCCTCAGACCCCGCAGGCTCAAGGTCTTGATCGGGCAGCAAAGGGTGCGTTCGCAAAGATGGATGAAAGCGCGTTTTAATTCTGAACCACGGAGCATGATATGAGCGCAAGTCAGCCGTTTGTTCCAACCACGACAGTAAATATTGAACGAGCCAATCGCTTAATGAGTTTGAAGGCGAATCCCGGATGGTGGGATTTGATCAAGCTATCGCAGGAACTTGTCGATGGCGCACAATCCACTTCGACAGATTTTGGTGGATGGGACCCCCAGCAGATCATCATGCTGAAATGCCGCGCGCAGGCCGCGAAAGAACATCATCAACTGTTGCTTGCGAGAATCAACGATGCGATTCAAAGCGGCATCGATGAAGCGCGCTCAACTTTCTCTACTTTGCCCGTAAAAACCGCAGAAGAGATTGTGGAGCAGGGTGATCTCGTTCGTCAGGAAGTATTGAAGCGTTTCGAAGATATGGACAACCGTGTGGCGGGTAGCTACAACCCTGAATCATAGTTGTTGAAAACTTGTTACAGTTTTTGACTATCC